TCATTCACCTTATAAACAGATTATGTAAACTTTATATAATTATTTTTATTATGTCTAAGATTTATTAGTTATTAAGAATGGGTTTTTTATAGCTTTTATGTTATCTCTCTCCTCACATGATAATTGAGCCGATTATCTATTTTATTTGGCTCATTGTTTAATTATAGCACAATATAGTTTGTTGTACTTATGATTGCAGTGGGTTATAATGCAAAAACGCTAAGAGACACCTGCGGCTGATACATAGAAACGAAACCGCACTTCTTTTAGCAATATCCTTTCTGTTTCTTAGCGGACTCCGGAAAAGATAAAGTTTAATACAGGGAAATTCCCTTAATTTTTTGGAGGTTGTTTTGCACTATTATCAATTTAACATTGGCGATTACAAGTCGCACACTTCCTATCTAACACCTATAGAAGACTTGGCCTACCGTAGGTTATTAGATGAAATTTACCTACATGAAAAGCCTTTAAATAATGACCTTGGGTTATTGTCAAAAATTATAGGTTTGCCAGAAAATAAAACCGAAATTGAAACTGTTTTAAAAATGTTCTTTTCTGAGACTGAAAAAGGATGGGTTAATAATAGGGCAATGAAGGAGATAAAGTCTTATAAATCAAAGGCTAAGACAGCAAGAGATAATGGTAAAAAAGGTGGTAGACCTAAGAAACCTAAAAAAACCCAGTCGGTTAATTTAGCTAACCCAGAAGAAACCGGATTGAAAGCTAAACATAAAACAAGAAACATAAAACAAGAAACATTAAACAATAAACAAATAAAAGATATTAGCTCTGAGCCTAACGGCCAATCGCTAGGAATTCTGAAATGTACAAAAAATGAGGATTTTCATATTTACCAAAAAGATATCGATTTATGGGTTAGTGCTTATCCTGCTGTAGACATTAACCAAGAGTTAAATAAGATTAGAGCTTGGCTTTTATCTAACCCTACAAAAATCAAAACTAAACGCGGAATGCCTAAATTTATAAACAACTGGTTATCAAGAACACAAGACAAAGGTGGAAGCAATGGACAAAACAAGCGACCTAATCAACAAAGCAATGACAAATATGAAATCGCAAGACAGCTTAGCGACCCAGACTACGCACTTGAAAATTGGTGATTATGAGCGAAAAGCTACGATTTATTTATTTACCCAGCTTGAAGCGCTATATGGTACAAAGTGGCGACAAACATTTAATACGCCAGAATCTCTACAGCATAGCCGTAGATTGTTTGCTAGAGACATAGGCAAGTTAAGCCGCGAAGATATTGATTGTGGGTTAGATGAGCTTAGGCGAATCCGAGAAACTGGCGATGATGATTTTATATGGCCTGATCTGTCTTTGATTATTGGATTATTTAACGGTAATTATGAGAGCAAGCAGCCTTTTCAGCATCAATCTAAGGCTTATGTTAGCTTTAAGGAGCAAGACGCTAACTCACTACCTCATTTACCAATGGCAAGAAGTGAGGCGCTTAAAAAATTAAAAGCAGGTAATCCATTCAATAAGTTATAAAAGTCGTATCTAATATAACAAAACAATATTATACAAAAAACAAATAAATTTATAATATAAAAATTCAATTTTTTAGGAGATTATTGTGAGAAAATATAACAAGAAATTGAATGTTTATGATGCCGCTCAAAAGCGACTAGATTATATATTTAATAATTTTGAAAGGGTTTATCTTTCGTTTTCTGGTGGTAAAGACTCTGGCGTAATGCTTAATTTGGCGCTGAGCTACATGAAAAAAAACAATATAAAAACAAAGCTTGGCATTCAGATTTTAGACAATGAGGCTAACTACGATGCTTCTCTTGAGTTTATGCATAGCATTATACAGAATAATATTGAGTATCTTGATGTTTACTGGTGTTGCATGCCTGTAACGCTTCCTTGCACTATAAGTTCATTTGCTATTGACTGGCAGTGTTGGGGCGAAAGAGATAAAGATAGATGGATACGACCAATGCCTGAGAATGATTATATTATTAACATGGGCAATCATCCGTTTGGCGATTGGTTTGAGGAGGATATGTCATACGAGCGATTTTGGGATGGGTTTGCAGAATGGTATTCTCAAGGAAAAACTACAGCTAATCTTATTGGAATAAGAACAGATGAAAGTCTAAATAGATTTAGGGCTATTCTTAACGATAAGAAAGAGACAAAAGATGGTCTGATGTGGACAAAGAAAAACACAAAAAATGTGTACAATTGCTACCCCATATATGACTGGAAAACATCGGATATCTGGAGCGCTAATGCAAAGTTTGAGTGGGAATATAACACTCTGTATGATATTTTTTATAAGGCTGGTGTCCCAGTAGGCTCAATGAGGGTTGCATCTCCTTTTATGAGTGAGGCTAAGGCTAGTCTATCTTTGTATAGGGTTATCGACCCACACATTTGGGCTAGATTATGCGCTAGAGTTCAAGGAGCTAACTTTGTTGCTACATATGGCAAGCAGTTGAGCTACAGTAGTTTTACCCTGCCTCCAAACCACACGTGGAAGTCGTTTACTAAGTTTCTCTTAGATACACTTCCAAAGGAAATAGCTGAAAATTTTAAGATGCGCTTCGCTCAATCAATAAAATACTGGGGTAGAACGGGGCGCGGATTAAAGGAGGAGGTTATACAGGACTTAAGAGATAATAATATTAAGTTCTCTCTTAATGGATTCACATCTCATGGAAGTAAAAAGTTGCAAAGGGTTTCAATTAGGAATCCGCCAGATCACCTTGATATGCTTAAATGTCATAATAGCGATGTCACATCGTGGAAAAGGTTTGCTATTACTATTTTAAAAAACGATCATACTTGTAAGTATATGGGGCTTGCTCCAACAAAAGATCAAGCTTCAAGGCAAAGGCAGATTGTAGAAAAGTATAAAAAGTTATAAGAGTCGATATTTTTATAAAAAATTATTATTTCAGTAGTTAATCAATATTAAGTAAAGTATAGTTTCTGTTTTAGGAGAGAGAAATGAAAGTTATATCAATAAGTGAGTTAGATGAAAGTAGGGTTGTAGATTGCCCAAAGGGTGGTTTTGTAAGTAACAGGATTTTACTGGAGTCTGATGGTATGGGTTTTGGAATGCATAAGACTGTAATTCCTGTAAATGGAAGGCAGTTTTGGCATTATAAAAACCATATGGAAAGCTGCTACTGCGTGTCGGGAAAAGGCATTTTAACCAATGCCGATACTGGCGAGGAATTTGTAATTGAGCCTGATGTTACTTATGTTTTGGATAATAACGACCCTCATTATTTTGAGGCTTTGGAGGAGGTTGTTTTAATTTGTGCATTCAATCCACCTCTTAAGAATGGCGAGGTTCATGGAGAAGATGGGAGCTATCCTGTGTATGATGGATTTAAGTCTCCTGTTTATGACGTTAAAAGAGTTCCAATAGATAAGGTAACGGCTAACGACTACAACCCTAATAGTGTCGCCCCTCCAGAAATGGCGCTTTTAGAAACATCAATTTGGGAGGATGGATACACTCAGCCGGTAGTCACCGTTTATGATTCTGAAAATGACAAGTATGTTGTTATTGATGGATTCCATAGGTTTTTAACATTAAGGAATAGCGAAAGAATACGTGAGAGGGAGCAAGATCACTTGCCCGTTGTTGTATTGGATAAGCATCTATCTGATAGAATGGCCTCGACCATTAGGCATAACAGAGCTAGAGGCTCTCACAATATTGAGCTTATGAGTACAATTGTTTCTGAGCTTGTAGAGATGGGTAAGGGCGACAGATGGATTTGCCAGCACATAGGAATGAGTCCTGATGAGTTATTGAGAATGAAGCAGATAACTGGTGTTGCCGGATTGTTTGCAAATAAAGATTTCTCAGATAGCTGGGATGTTGATAGTGAGAGAATTGATGAAGATTCCTAGAGTTTATCATCATTATCTTGATTGGGAGGAGATTGATTATAATATGTGGGGATCTGTTTCTAACAGAAAAGATTATTTAAAAAAGGCAATAGATTTCACTTCTGACCATAAGAAGTACGGGCGATTTATGCAGCGTGTTGTTAAGGAGTGGTCGGTTAGCTGTGAAAACGCCTTAACGGATTATGGTTTAAATAGGCGGGCTTGGTTGGGTCATGCAGCTTGCGCACTTGCTATAGGCTGCCCAGAAGATATAACAAGAGAGGCTTGGGGGCAATTAACAGATGAGCAGCAATTATTGGCAAATAAAGAAGCAGAGCGAGCAATACAGTCATGGGAAAACGACTATATCGAAAGTAGAGGCTTACGTGGCAGAGTGGGAGAGGAGGTGTTATTCTGACGGTATTCCTGATGAAATTCCAGAGCTGCTGTCTAAAACACTTAGAGTCCCCTGCTATAAAACAATTGCAATCGCATTGCTAAAAAACGATTTACAATTAAAATCACTAGGGTTTAGTGGCGACCATTCAAAATGGGCAGATTATTTTAGGCGAGAACATATAGCTAAAAAGTCTAGCCAGCTGAATTTAATATAACAAAACAATATTTCACTAATCTACTAATTTTCGCTAATCTACAATTATTGACTAGGAGATAACATGAATAAAGTTTTAGAGACACACGATTTTATAATTGAAGCAAAAAACGAAGTTGAAGTATTAATAGAATG